GTCCGCGAGCCACGCGAGCGACTACGCCGGAAGCGGACGGCACATGGGCTGGGGCCGCAATCGTTAACCTTATATTCTAACCTTACCTCTTGGGGCGACCCGGGAGGTTTTTTCGTTTAGGAGGGTATATGCTTGAGAGATACATCAGATACGATGCCGAGAAGAACTCGGTGTTCATGAAGATCGAGGGGGGTTTCTCGGTGGCGGTGGACATAGACACCGGCAAAGCGTCGATATTGAAAGACGACTTCGCCCTGGCGCTGCCCTATGAGGCGCTTGAGCGCAACCACAAGGCGCTCACGTCGATCGTGGGAGAGACCGAATGGCTTAAGTGGGGACCTGCCCTCAAGGAGTGCGTGCGGTCCGTGGCGGGGTATATGAGGCCCCTGCAAGATTTCAAGATCGACTTCAGCATCACCGACGACAACCGCAATTACGAACTTAGCCTCATGGGCGTTACGAATGCTCTGACAAAGGTCGTGTAAGGCTCTGTAGTGCCGTCTGACGGGCGTTTCGGGTAGAGGAGTGCAACTATACGAAAAAGACGTTACGTGCGCCCAGGCCGTAATAGGCGACCTTGTACGGGCAATCCCCGCACATATGGCAAAGAGTAAGTGTATAATGTATTTAGAAAGTCGAAAGAGAGAGGATTTGCGCATGAGCGGTTTCTACGTCACTGAGGACGGGTGCGTCATGAAGGGTTGCAGCATCGAGAGCGACAGCCACGGAGTGTTCCTTGAGAACGACTTCATGCGCGGGTATTTCGTGGACCCCACCCCTTTGGTGGACTACACCCGCGTGTGGATCGACGATAAGGAGGGCATCGTTAACGGGGGTTTCGTCACGTGGGGGCTCGGAGACAACAGCATGCTGGAGTGCGTGTACTCCTATCTCACCACCTATCCGGTCCCCCGCACGAAGGACGGCGAATACGTGCGCAAGGGCATGACGCTCTATGACGCGGACGGCAACGAGTTCGTGGTGCGGGCGGTGACCGCGGAAGAGGTGGCGGTCAACGACGCAGACGGATTGTGCGTGCTGGATCCTACCAAACTCACCAGCACCCCTCCGGAGACCGTGGAAGGAGTGCTTGAAGATCTGGCGCAAGGTGTGGACGTCTACTACGGCAACTACTTCCGCGACTTGGACGTTCCGCAAGCCCGCAAGAGGGATTTGGTCGCCAACCACGTGGGTCTGAGGATGCTGGATATCGCGGACGGCAAGAACTGAGACATGCGCCCAAGACGTGTGCTATAATTATAGTGTCGAAAGGGGAAAGCATGGTTTTCTACAGGCACTTTGAGTTCGGCGAGCGATGCGCCATAGGGCTTTCCGATGAGGGAGACGTGGTCATCCGCCCCAAGCACATCAGCGTCCACATGGGGGGAGCGCACGCAATCTTCGAGGGGCTTCCTGAGTGGGACGGCAGATGGGAGCAGGCGGTGTTCAAGACCGCCGGATGCGAGTTCGACGTCAAGATGGACAAGAAAGACTTCGCAGATTTGATGAAGAACATCGACTGGGTGAGGGAGTAGATTATGGAGAAGTGTCCGCATTGCGGTGGTAGCGACTTCAGGCTTGTCGAGCACTACGACACCAAGGAGGCCAAGTACACGTATGAGTGCGAGTGCGCAGAATGCGGGTACGTCGCGGGGCAGGGATGGCCTTCGAGATGGTGGTATGTGGCGTTCGCAGACGTCGTGGAGGAGTGCGGCATCGACGGTTGGAGCGAACTTCAGAAGATGGACATGGACGGCGACCAACTGAGGTGCGCCGCCTACGAACTTGTTGGGAGGGGCCTGTGATAGAGTACAACTGGGGCGCGGACGCGCTGTGCATGGGAGTGGATGGGTGCGTGCGCATAACGGACATCCCCGGATGCACCAAGGTCGTGCTTCTGGACGGCGGGTGCGCCACCTTCGAGTGCAAGTGGCACCGCTACGAGGACGTGCGGCCGCAGATCAGGGACATCGTTCCCGCGAGTTGCGACGAGGAGTTGGAACTGTTCCTGAGGTTGCGCGACCTGGTCAGGGGTCCGGAGTGGGACTGGTGCGAGGACTTCAAGGTTGTGGGGGACAGGTGCAACTCCCACGTGCCGGCGGTGAGGGGGATTGTGGACGCATGGTGCGCATACGGGCTATAATGTATCTAGAAAGTCGAGAGAAGGGAAGCGCGCATGAAGTTCGGATACAACCACCTCCAGGACGAGCAGAAGGGGTATTGCCTTGAGGGAACCCGCCCCACCGGCGCAGTCCTCGGGAACTACGACTTTGTCAGGGTGGACCTTAGCGTCAGCCAGTATTTCCAGTTGGTCGAACTGTATGTCGAGGGCATCTTCTGCGTGCGCTACGACTGGGGCCTGGACGAGTTGTACGTGACCGCATGGCAAGACGACGAGATCAAGGTCAAGACCACCATCTACCGGGCGGAAGAGGATCTGAAAGACTTCACCATCAAGGGGCACGAAGAACTTGCGTGGGCGTTTGTGCGTGCGTGCGAGGCTGTGCTCGCTGGGTATGACCTTGAGGTCGAGGTTTCCAACTGGGGACGAGACAAGGTGTTCGTCAACAACAAGCCCGCTCTTCTAGACGACCTCGGGGAGTTGCAGTGTGCAGGCGTCGCCATCGTGACGTGTCTTGTGGAGGTGTAATAACTGGACGAAGTCCAGTGGCTGAACCGACAGAGGAGGTGAGGCATGTGGACTGGCGAGTGAAGCAGATTTTGCAGGAGGTAGCATTGCTGTTGCTCTTGGCGGGTCTGCTGGCCCTGTTCGTAGTTCCCTTGGTGGGGACGGTCATCGGCAAGGCTGGCGTTGTGGAGAGCAAGTGGTATGTTCCAGCCAACGAGGTCGTCACCGAGGAGGGGGTGCTGAGCGTCGATGAGAGTTGGTGGATCGAACAATGGAACAGCAGTCCAAGAGAGGTCAGCCAAGAAGAATGGGAGCAAATCGTCGTCGGGGAAAAATGGAGCGAAGCGGAATAGGCCGGAGGTCAGAAGTGGAGCGATCGGGATTGAACTTGATCTGGTAGATGGACACACGGTTGTGATTGAAGACGACCTCAGTTGGTCTGGCGAGCGGTTCGTGCTGGTGCGGTTTGCGGATGGGCACCAAAGGTATCTGCGAGAAAGCGAAATCAGCCTTGTGGAAGAACGTCCTTCTATGCCTTAGTTCGTTTGTGACAGGTGCGGTAATCGTGCTGGTGTGCTGGTTGATTGCTAGTGCAAGTGTGTAATGCTTTTTAAAATAAATTTATTATATAAGTAAAATTAAAAATATAGGGAGTAGAGCAAAACTGCTCTACTCCCTATATTTTTAATTTTACGTAGTTTAAACTAATAGCCTATAAGGGTGAAAACCCTTATAGGTTATTAGTTTAAACTATATATATTATTATCTAAATTTAAAATTGTGTATTAGATTTTACACTTCGTTTTTGCCTCGCTACGCTCAGCCGTTTTTAAGAAAATAAAATTTTCCATTTATTTTTACACTTCGTTTTTGAAAAATGACGAGGACTTAGAAACGGTTTCCGTTTTTGAAAACTGGGGGGACTTGGAGTTGGTTTTCGTTTTTGACGGTGGACTTTCCTCAAAAACCTCTCTAGCACCCGATCATCGCGGACAGAAAAATTTCACTATGCGACAGGGTTGGGGGGATTTCCGTAATGGGGTTGTGCGCTTCTATGATACCATCGCATATAGTCATATGTCAAGTCTCTTGCCTACAAAAAAAGCCCATCTACCTGGGCTTCACCAACTTTATACGGAAATCTCCTATGTAGTATTGACCGTCCTTCTCTGTGACCTCGCCCGTCTCCAATAGCCTTGCGAGCGCACGCTTCTCCTCTATCTGCCTTTTCGTCGGTTTGTTTGCCCGGGAGGCTTCCATGCACGTGGCGTCAACTTCAACGCAGGCGCCAGCGTACCCCACCGCTTCGAGATATTCCTCGATCGACGCCCGCACGCGAGTTGGGTCTATCTGGTCTTTGGGCACGCACACCCTGTGGACGTTGTCGTCTTTGGAACACGTGAAGGTTATCATGGGCATGGCACATATCCTCTCTTTCGCTGTTGGGACTATTATACAATTTTTTAGTCTCATGTGTCAAAGAAAAACTGTTTCTAACATGTTAAAAAATTTTGACTAAATATATAAATATAAGAGAGGCTCTCTTGCGTCGCAGGTCAGAGGCCCCAAAAAATTAAAACCGCAGGTAACGCATAGTCATACTTTTGGTGTATTAAAGTATGGGTATGATGGGTATATATCCAATGTCGGCAGACGGTCATAACCGCCGTTTTTTAACAAGCGTAGAGAGGAGAAAAAATGGCAACGAAAGAACTTATTTATGTGAACACCGAGACCGGGGAGATACTTGACAGCGCAAGATTCAAAACTATTGAAGTTACTAGAAAAGTATATTATGCTTTTTATTTTACTGGCAATACAGAGGCCTTAAGTTTAAGCGGGGCCTCTGCGTATATTCTTGATAAGATAATAGAAGAACTCTACCCTTGGACTGGAGAAGAAGGCCATAGGCTTGACATGTATATAGGTTCCAATGAGTTTAAGAGGTGGTCTAAGGCGTCTAATGGCAAATATGCGGTCGTAACTCTTAAAAAGGGCTTTGATGCTTTATACGAGAAAGACATTGTAAGAAGGGTAGTTAGAGGCAAATATATGTTAAATCCTCTTACTTTTTTTAAGGGTAACCTTAACGACGTCGATGATGCATTGCATGTATTCAACAAACTCGAACCCAAGCCAAAGCCTGAAGGCCCCATCAAGGGATATACTCTTATGAACTTGCCCGAGGAGTACGTCAGCAAACTTTCTCCCAGCCAACAAAAAAGGCTGGCGAAGGGTAAAGAATTCTTCGCCAGCAAAAAGAAAAAGAAATAAAAAAATATAAAAAGTTACAGCCATATGAAAAATATATGGCTGTAACTAGATATATTTATGCACATACTGCGTTTTTGTGATGCTATATACATATATTCAGTTCCATTATATCATGAAACCCCCGCATGTGTCAAGAAAAAAGAAAAACTATTCCCATAATCGACGAAAGGCCGCACAGTTTCCTCCTTTCTCTTGGGGCTCATCTTTCTAATTCCATTATACCACACGCGCACCGCATGTGTCAACACTCTATATATACCCAATAGAGCAAGCAATCAATCAGCGGTTTTGCCCACATCGTCCGCGCGCAGAGGGCGTGCCCCCACTTTAGGGATTTGGGACGAAAAAGCCTGCGGTCGGGGTTCGATGCGCTGGTTCCATCGGGGTCCCCGGACCAAGGGGGCTCCCGAGTTCGGGAGTTAGCCTCGGCTAACAATCTACACGCGTAAAGTTAGCCTGGGTTGACTTCTATAGGTATAACCCTTAATCGTACCACAATTCCCGTCGGTTGTCAAGCGCTACAAGCGTTTTTAAGAGTTCATTGAAAAAACATAATTGCCAAAATTTATGCACGCCTATACACGAAAAAATGCCACGTGAAGCCATAGAATGCGATATGAGCGCCGATATACGGAAACCCTTGCTTAAGGTCATGTGAGGGCATGGCGCGCGCAGGGGGCGCTATACGGCTATGCGAACGTATGTTCGACGCGAGGGGTGGATCTAGAGTTAGCCATGGTTAACTTTGCTTGCAAAAAAAATAGGCCCCGCACGCCGGTTATCAAAACCTTAAACGTGCGGGGCCCTAGCGAAAAACCCTAGCCGGAATTATCTAATTAGCAAGTTTCGACGTTTTCAGCGTCCGGCTCAACCCCGACGCTTGCGAGGGCATAGAACGGCCTGCTCTTATAGGTGCCACGCTTGCAAGTTCCTTCGGCGCAAAGCATCTTAACAAGCGCCCCGGCTTTTTGCGTCGTCATAACGCCCGCAACGTTGTTGCTAATCCATTTAAGTGAAACCCAACGATTATCGGGCATAGCATCCGCGACGTTGCGCGCGATGTTCGCGTTCATGCGCTGTTCTTTGGTAGGCGTAGAACGCTTGCGTTCCGCCGCCGTGCGCATTTTGCTTGCCTGGTTTTCAAGGTTTGCGATGATATCCGCAATATCATACTCACAACCGAACGTATCCCACATATCGGCGTTAGCGCGCATGAACGCGCTAGCGGTCTCAATGGCGATGACGCGTGTAACCTTGCTGTTGCTGTTGGTGCTAGTCATAATGGAATTCCTCTCTACTATCGTTTCGGGGCTTTTCCCCTCAACTGAAACCTAAACTTTTTGATGCTTACTTTGCGCGCATATCCGCGCAAACTTTGGCGGGATTTTTCCATCCCGTACCCCACATTTTGGGATTCTTGCTATTGGCCGTGGACTTGCGACGTTTGAAACACTTAGCCAAAATCTCCGATTCAATGATAGCATCGCTTAGCGCGGTATGTTCCTCAATGAAACCGTTGTCACCGCTAATGTAGCGATACGCTATCTCAGCGCTAGTCTTTGGGTTTCCGTTCGGCGTCATGAAACCATTAACCTTACAATAGTTGACGTACTTTTCAGTTGCGCCGATAGTTTCGCCAAAGAGCACGGCGATATCGCATACCGTCGTTCCGTATGGCCAAAAATACTTACTGAACCCTTGTGAGTACGCCGCTACCGTCGCGTTTAGGGCCGTATAATCATACTTGCAATTATACGCCCATATGTTGCGAACGTTGTATTCCTTGCAAACGTCGTAGATATCGCGTCGCGCTTGTGCGGCGCTACGCATCGGCAAGGTGCCGGAACGCATATCGGCAAGGTATTTTCCCAACTTGTTCTTATAGTAGGCGTTCGTCATGACTTGCATATCGCCGAACGTCTCGGCTATGCCGACGTTATACTCATGGAGCAAGTCTCCGGCATCGTTAATCACGACGAAACCGACGTCATAGGCGCGCGCCACGTTGGGATTCACGCCACCGCCCGGGACCGCCGGGGCGCATTCAGAATCAAACACGATATGATTCATTTTCCGTTCCTCACAATCAGATATGAGTAGGTTTAATTGACTTTGTCGCCGCCCGTCGGGCTAGGGTTTTTCGCTTTTTCGCTTTTACACGTGCGGGGCTTTGTTCCCGCCCTACCGTTCCGTAGGTTTCGACGTGGGGGCTATCGCTTGCCCTTGCCCCTTGCGCTAACTGTATTCTTGCACGTTTCGGCTAGGCCTGCAAGCGTCATTTTGAGCCGTGCTTTTCTCTACATAATTCCTACATATTTGCCGATGCTTGTTTTTTCGTCCCTATATGTACGCGCGTGCGTACGCGTTGGAGACGTTCTAGTGCCCCTATGGCGTCGCGTAGGTAGATCGCCCTACCCACATACCCGATAGATCGCCATAGGGCCTTATATCGCATTCTAGGGCCTTATAGGCCTATTTTATCGTTTGTCGATAAACGTTTATGGTTTGATATAGGGCGATAGTTCAACTCAACTTTTTGATAGTTAAACGTTCGGGGTTTGATAGTTCAATTCCGTTAGTTGTCTTTTTGATAGTTCAGTTTCTATAGGTGTAGAATTGAACTCACAGAAACAACATAAGTTCAATGTCGTAATTTTCAAAATTACAACGGTGTTATTAATTATTTTTTGCGTAACACCGATAACACGAAAAAATTCCGGCGTAACACTTTTTTATTTTTGATGGTGTTACGTTTTCCGCACACGTAACATGTGAGTTTTTTATGTTTTTGGCTTGTCAAGACTTGACAACAGAAAAAACATAAAAATTCCATTTTTTTTAGGACGGACCTATAGATTCATGAACCGGACTCCCCACGGCACGATTTAAGTATAGCATATCGGCGCGGCCAGTCAATAGGTTCACGGAAAATTCATACGATATTTTTTTCTTGTGTAAATCGGCGAACGGCACTTGACAAAATTGATTGTGTTTTTCTTGTGAATCCTATTGACATTTAAAATTTTGATACTTTTGGGAGAATTGTGGAGATTGTGAGAATCTGCCATTTTGCTATTGACATGCGACGCGGGGTGTGGTAAAATTTTGAACCCATATATGGCCCCAGTTAGCCTTGGCTAACTTGGGCCTTTTTTTATTGCAACCCCTAATCGTATCACTTTTGCCGTTATATGTCAAGCGCTACAATGAGATTTAAGCGTTCACAAAAACAACACAATCGGGAAAAAATATGCGCACGTATGCAACGAAAAACCTTGCCAGACGCCACAGAACGCCGTCTAAGCCACGTTATACGTTTCGCCCTACTGAAACACGTGCAGGGCCCCATATCGGCGCAGGGCGTTCCACAGCAAAGCCCCCGCACGTGGCGGGGGCCTAGGATCTGCCTACGTTGTTTTCGGCTTTTAGTTGTCTAGTTCGCTATCGCGTTTAGCCAAGCTGTAGTTTACCTTGAAACACACGGCGCACAGCACTAGCGCGATGATGCCGAACGTCATGAACCCAAAGCCGACGCCGAACAGCACGGCTATCGCTATAGATAGACAAACCGATGCCACGAATCCAAAGACCAAAAACCCCACAGTTGCCACCATCCTACCCGATGAAAAATCAGTATCATAATCAAACATAGTTGCGCTCCCTAGTGTCGGGGGCGGGGGCCTATCCCCCGCCCGCTACCTACATATTAGCACAACCCCGCGCCTGCGCAGCCCGCAATCGCAGATCCGCAGAACCTACACAATCAGTCGGTACGCCACGCGGGCCGGAATGTATTCAGAATAGCCGCGCGTCTTTTGCGACGGATAACGTACCATCAGATCCGTCTTTTTAAGAATGCCCATGCGGCAAAGTACGCCCATGAGGGGCACGACCGTGTAAAGATTCTTGCCAGTTATCCTTGTATAGGGATACTTCGACTTTTCAACGTCTGAACAATATTCGGTGTAATCGTTGTCCGTGCGATAGCACGCCCCCATGTTTGCAAGCACAGTTGCGACCTCATACGTCGTAACTAGTTCGCCGTTTGCATATTCGCGCAGGTCATCAATCAGACTATCGCGGATGGTATCAACGAACTCGCGCGCCTTTCGCTCAAACTTACCACACTTGTTGCGTTTGGAGATGAACCCACCGATCTGTGCGCGCAGATTTGGAGATGTGATGCCCGCGATCATGCAGTTGAGCTTTTCCATATCCTTGTTGTTGATGTAAACGCCCATCTTGCTATCTCCAATCAATCCCACCCCGGGGCGACCTTGCCGCGCCCCGTTTGGCAATTAGAACTATACGCCCATGCGGGCGGGGATGCAACAGCAAAACGGCGTCTCCACAGATCCTCCACAGATCCCGGAATTGTTGAGATTGTGTGAAGCGCTTGCATTCTGGTGTGCGTCTGCTATTATATAGGTACATCAGCGAAGGGTGAGCACGAGGGGAATACCAGAAGTACCTTCAAAGCCCGGAAGGCGAGCGGATGGGGTGGGAGACTAGGGGTGGGGGCTGAACAACGGCCCGACACAGCGCCCAATAGTAAGGGTACAGAACTGTAGCGTGGTGCGTCACCCTTCCCGCTCGGGCCTTCGGGGCTTATGTGCGCCCCCTCCCCTGGTGTAACTATATGATAGCATACGTGCGTGGCCGGTCAACCATCAACTGGCCCTTTCACATTATCTACACACTCCTTGCTTTTCCTTTTGGGGCCATACAATCGCGTGTAAGCGCACAAAACCCCGCTGCCCTAATCAGATAGCGGGGTTGGTCTTTTGAGACGTTTTAGCGGTATTGCAGGGCATTACACGCTAGTTGAGGCGATAGCCATAATCCGTTTGATCATATCATCGGGGCCATAGGCAACCCCTGCGCCCGACGTTTCCCATTCGTCGCGGTTTCGTTTTTCATCGTCAAACAGAACCCCGCCATCCACGACGGAACTTTTGGGCTTGCCATTCTGAACCACGCGAAGTCGCGTGTATGGAATGTTGTACTGTTTGAGCCACGCACGTTTAGCCGACATGACGCGTTCGCGATAAGCGCGCGACGGATGCCCGCCACAGTTCCATGAGATGATATAAACGTCGTGCCCCGCATCCATCGCACAGCGCAGGGCGTTCCGCAGACGTTTGACGTCGATCATCGGTCGGCAATAGCGGTAGGGGTCGGGGTTTTCGTCTTCGCGCAGGGCGTTCAGCCAATCCGGATAGTTGTACAGATCCGCGATAGTGCCATCCATGTCGATGCAGATATTCATAGCGCAATACCTCCAATTTTGCTTTTCGTTTTTCATTTTTGCCATTCGTTTTTCAAAGTGCGTTGCCATTATAGCGCGCAACGTCGGCACACGTCAATTCACGTCTTGCACACATTCACAAGATCTACACTTGCGCATGCGTCGCAGACGTGTATAATGGTAGGCGTAGAAAGGCAAAGGCCCACGACGAAAGGAAACAAAAAATGGCAAAGCTAGTCTTTAAGGTTGCAAGCGATGGCACCAAGTCTATCGCGTTCGCGGCCCGCGACGTGGAACACGCTAACCGTCTCATTGACCGGTTGGCGGGAACCCAAACGGGCACGTGCGAACTTTTGCCCGATTGCAAGACGTTTAAGATGACGCGCCTAGGTTTGAGCCATCACTACGAGATGCAATGGTAGATCCCCCCATCATACCACAGACGCCCCTGCGACTCAATAGGGCCGCAGGGGTTTTTCACATTCCGCGCACAATTTTTTAGACAGACTTGTGGATTCATTTACCGGCATGGCAACCCTTGCGGATCTCCCCGGCACAACTACAGTATGCCACACTTGCCGACGATACGCAAGCCCGCACACACAACCTACATAATTCTAATCCTTACTTTTGGGACGATCTACGACGTTTTAAGGCACGCTAGCAAGGGGTATGAACACTTATTGCCGGATAGCGTTTATCGGCCCGCATACGCCATCCTACGGCCATACAGATACGTTTGCAGTTTGTCGGCTATCCTGCTTTCACACCTACCTTTCTAGCAAGGGGATCTAGCCCATACATATATATATTATTATATTATATATATAAGACCTTTTATATATATATTATTAATAGTAGTAGTAGGTGGTGTTGAAAGTGTGGAAAACTCCCATTTTGATAGCATCTACCTGCAACGCTTTAGTATGGTGGATTGTTGAAAACTTGTTGAAAGTTTGTTGAAAACTTTTTTCCACACAGTTTTCCACAGTCGTTTTTAGAGTTTTCAACAATAAATTGTTTCAACTATGTTAAACTTTCAACAATTTTTAAAGTTTTTCACAGAAGTTTTCAACAGTGTTGAAAAGTTTTCAACAATCGGGTGTTGAAAACTCATAAATTGTTGAAAACTCAAACCTAGATTGTTGAAAACTTGTTGAAAACTAATAGAGGAGTGTTGAAAACTCAAAGTTTTCCACATAGTTTTCAACACTCCCACCATATCAGTTGATGCCTAGCGCATTGAGTAGTTGCCCCGCGATCGTCGCCATGTTGGGCACGTGGCGCTGATACGTGGCATTGATACGTGCGAGGGCAACCATGAAAGCATGCAAGCGTGTACGCCTTTCTAACTAGCCATAGATACCATAGCGGGCAACTATAGCCAGTAGGCGGGGAAAGCCCGCCATACGCCACCACAGCGACGTAGGCGGGCATGCGAGGGCGTTCCATTATATAAGGCAATAGCCAACCCCCGCCGCAAAGAAAAACGAACATGCGACGCAACCCCACGCAGTCATACGCTTGCGGAATTCCTCGCGCAGGGGGGGCCAACTTTCATTGTCATACTTGCCCGCATAGTGCCACGTGCGCCACGCGGCGATAGCGAACACGGCAAAGTAAACGCAGGTGAGGACAGTGAGGGCATCCATGGTAACTCCAATCGCTAGACTTGCGAAACACGACAGTGATATAATACACGATAGCCAAACCACATGTCGCGCAATCGGCTACGCACACAAAACCTGCACTTTTGGGATTCGGGACGCAATCGCGCAGTTTTTTGTGCGTTTTTGGCAAGCCAAAAACGGTGCATACGGAAACCCCGCCCAAGTTAGCCCAGGCTAACACAAAACGTCTGTTCTACGAACGTGTGTTCCTC